AGGAAACCAATGAGTGGTGATGTCATAGAATTCCCACACATGAAAGAAGACTATTCCCTGGATGAAAGCGTGCCAATCGCACTGAAGAGATACTATGTGGTGGAAGATGTGAACAGGGCCGCGGAAGGATTCAGTCAAACTTGGTGGCCACATCTGTTGAGATTGAAGATGAAGACACTGGTTGATTCACAGGAATTCAAAGATATTATTGGTGATGCGACCACAACGGGATCTGTGGCCAGTTACATGAGCACCTACAACAGAGAAAAGACAATAAACGATCAGATCGTGGCACAGGCAGAGCAAGATGCACCAAAGGCCGGCTTCAACTACAAACAATACTACGTTGCACCAATAGATGAAAGGGGCAACATCAGGACAGAAAATGTCAACACGGAAGCACAGAGGGCCAGCAGTGATAACACAGTCAATGCCACTATAGACACACCAGCAAGTTCACACTATGGTTTCTACCTGGATGGCGACGGTGTGGCACCAAACGGAAATCCAGCAGGGTTTGGGATATCATTCCCAACGTCGGGAGTGGACCAGGGAGACTACTTCTTGAGGACAGATTACCTACCCAACAGGTTGTTCCGTTATGATGGAACCAGATGGGTCAAAATCGAGGACAGTGTTAGAATAACTACAACGAACAATGATTCTAGAGGAAATTACAAAACAAGTTTCGTCAACAATGCCACAGAATCTACAATAAACGGATTAACGGTCAAACAGAGACAGTCGTTGACGGACGCTCTGAAACCAAAGGCTGACAATTAACAATGTTGCATTTTTACGAGGGACAGGTTAGGAAGTTTCTTACTCAATTCATTAGGATCTTGAGTAACTTCTCAGTGGAAACGGGCAGAGGCAGTGATGGTTCCGTGCAATTAAGGGCAGTGCCTGTGGTGTATGGTGACCCAACAAGACAGGTTGCAAACATCATCAGGAACAACAGCGAGAATGCACTTAACTATGCACCTAAGATTGCCTGTTATGTGAGAGAATTGAACTATGATAGGGAAAGGATGCAGAATCCATATCATATAGAAAAGCAACATTTAAGAGAAAGAGATGTGGACAGTGATGGAAACTACACAAACCAATTAGGCGCAGGATACACTGTGGAGAAGGTCATGCCTTCACCTTTCAGATTGGAAGTCACGGCGGACATTTTCTCATCAAACACTGATCAAAAACTTCAGATACTAGAACAGATCCTGTACTTGTTTAACCCAGATTTTGAGATACAGAAAACAGACAACTACATAGATTGGACAAGTCTAAGTTATATCGAGTTAGGGAATATCACATTTAGTTCGAGGACTATTCCGGTGGGTGCGGATACCGAGATTGATGTGGCAACATTACAGTTTAGTATGCCAATATGGTTATCACCGCCAGTGAAAGTTAAAAAGTTAGGGGTGGTACAAAAAATAATAATGAGCATATACGACGATGATGGTGGTATAGCCAAAGGTTTGATAGACGGCGAACTGACATCGAGGAGTTACATCACACCAAACAATTTTGGATTATTGGTCACGGGTAATCAACTGCGATTGTTAGGATCAACAGGTACAAATGTCAAATCGGGTGGAGATGGATTCTATTCCGGTGCAAATGCCCCAACAAGTTTAGATCCGTTTGATACATTCGGACCAGCAGTCAACTGGAAGGTTCTGTTAGATCAGTATGGCAAAGTAACAAATGGCACATCACAGATAAGATTGACACAACCAAACGGCAACGAAATTGTTGGTACCATAGCAACCACATCTTTGGATGACACAATTTTATTGTACACCATAGATTCAGACACCATACCAAGCAATTCTCTCACAGCGGTCAAGAAGATAATAAATCCAGCAACGTTCGATCCAGGCACACCTGCCAACGGTGACAGATATTTGGTCATAAACGATGTGGGGGACAGCACGGCCAGTTTCCAGAGTCAAACCTGGGGTACTTTAGTAGCCAGCGTTGGCGACATCATAGAATACAACAGTTCAACAAGCAAATGGAACATAGCCTTTGACGCTTCAAATCCGGACAGCACACAGCACTACGTCACCAATCTTAACACTGGCATACAGTACAGGTTCAATGGCACGGAATGGGTCAAATCATATGAGGGCGTTTACACACAAGGTAATTGGAGTATCGTACTGGATGGCGGAGCAGATCCGGGGTACAACTCATCAATTGACGCTACCACCCCATAGTTGTTATAATATAGCATGAAAGAAAACATAGTCTGTTCTGGTGCACTTTTTTACTCCACCAGCACCAAACGATTCTTATTCCTACAACGCACTGATAAAAAGACACAGGGCATGTGGGGTCTCGTGGGTGGACAGGCCAAGTACACGGAATCGGCGTTCGAAGGTCTTAAACGTGAGGTTGAGGAAGAGACGGGCAGTTTGCCCAAGTTCAAGAAAGTGATTCCATTGGAGATGTTCACCTCAAACGATCAGAAGTTCTTCTTCCACACATACCTCATAGCCATAGACGCGGAATTCATACCACAACTGAACGGCGAGCATTCCGGCTACTGCTGGACCGCATTCGAGTGCTGGCCCAAGAACCTACACATGGGTCTCAAAAACACACTGAATAACAAAAGTATAAAGGGTAAGTTACAGACTATATTGGATCTGATAGTCTAGTCGTTCTTGATGTAAGTTTTTCCAGTTAGATTTTCAATGTCCCGGATCATCTCTTCCATGTTGATCCTGACTGTTTTGCCAGTTTTTACGTTTCTGGAGTAGTATTCCCACTCTCCCGCTTGGTTGTGTGGTGAAATTTTAGTTACGTTTCCAGCCTCGTCCCTTACAAACACTTCGGCACTGGATGCCTCGTCCTTGGCGTAAATGTGTGCCTTGTCTGCAACCGTTGTGGGATCTGATCCAACGGTCAATGCGATCGGGCTCGTGAATGTCTTAGCACCTGTTATGGTCTGTTCAGTGGAAACTAGCACCGTGTCTGCCGTGGATGCACCCGCTGATCCCCTCAGCATGTGTACTCTGTATCCGTTAACAGTTGTACTTGCTCCCGATGTTGATGCCGCTTGTAAGGTCACAGTCTGTCCCGACAGTGATGCTGTGAATGTCAGTTGGTCAGTGCCCTTGGTTGAAACGTGTGGACCCGTCGACACGTATGCCTCGTCGTTGGCCACCACCATGACCTCTGATATGCTGGCCGCACCTTCCGTGGCGTTGTGTCCAGTGAACACGTAGAACGCACCCGTGTATGCGGTTGTGGCGAAACTGTCTATGGTCGTGGCCGAGGAACTGACCGTTGTGGCTTCCACCACGTTGACGTTGTCACCTGTTGACGCGGATTCGTCATCCGCTAATAATATCTTGTACATGGTCACACGCAGGTTTGGCTCATTGCCTGCCGCACTCAACTCCACGTTGTTACCGTTTATGGCCGCGGTCAGAGATAATAGGTCATTAGAACCTGTGTTGACCAGTCCGTATGTGGTGATGAACGCAGTCGTGCCGTCGTGTACCACCATGGCCTCCATGTTTGAAACTTCTGTTTTTGATGCGTTGTTGACCGATATGTAGTACTTGGCACCCCTGTAACTGGCGTGTGCCCAACTGTCGACCACCTCCGAAGCGGAATCAACATCTGTGTTTATTGTGGTAACCACGTTACCCGTGGTGCCTGCTGAGGTGTTGTCTCCCAGTGCTATCCTATAAGTCGAAACGGAGTTGACAACACTGCCTCCAGTTCCCAACAGTCTCGCATTGCCACCAGCCACGTCCGCCTGTGCTGTGAGGTATGCGTTGGTTGGATCAGATTCTGTTATGTGTGATGTGGCCACGAATGCCGATGAATCATTGTGCACCAGGCTGTGTTTGGCTGTTGACACCTCGTCGTTGATCTCGTCCCTGGTCACCGTCAGGTACCAAGCGGAATCAAAACTGCTGGTCACGAACTGATCTATGACTCCCTGTGTGGTGCTTATAGCAGTGCCAGATCCGGTCGTTGTGTCGTCCGTATTCTCCGCCGTCGCAGTAGTGGCGCCCAGTTGTGCCCATCCTCCCGCCGATGTGTAGCCCTCTATGGTGTCCGTTGAACTGTTGTATCTTATCTCACCAACTGCACCGCTTGGTCGTTGTGCGGTTGTACCGTTGGGTAATCTTATGGCGTTGGTCACACCAGATGCGTCCAACACCGTGGTTGCATTCATAGTGATTATCGTGCCACCATCTGCGGCAACAGTGATCGCCCCCGTGCCG